CCATATCCTCAGCCACACTGTTCACAGCCGCCTTCACCATTCCCCTGCTCTTCTCAATGCCCTCAGCCAGACCATTCATAAAGTCAGGCATCCAGCTCTCAAAATCCGTCAGAGGACCTTCATCCGGCACAGAGAAATGCAGATGGGAACGAATAGTATTTGCCACATCTGTCACCGCATTGGCAACTGCACCAATACAGCTCCGGATACCATTCACAATGCCATTGATGATATCCGCACCCCACCGCCATCCGGCAGATGCAAGACCCGTAATATAATTCACCGCATTTCCCAGTCCATCCCGGATCGTATTATAAATTCCGGAAATAGTGCTCCGGATCCCGGACCACATGGCATTAAACGCACTGGAAACTGTATTCTTAATCCCGTTCACCACAAAAGAAATCGTATTCCGGATTCCATTCCACACGGAATTGACAGTACCCCTGATTCCATTCAACACGGTGGAAATAATTGTCCGGATCCCATTCCAGACCGTAGAGATCACCGTCCGAATTGCATTCATCACCGTAGTAATGACTGTCCGAATCCCGTTCCATGCACTCTGCAAAAACGTCCGGATCCCGTTCACCACATTCGTAATAACAGACTTAATCCCGTTCCAGACAGAACCCAGAAATGCTGAAATTGCATTCCACACCGCCATAATCGTAGCACGGATCCCATTCCACGCTCCCACAAGGAAAGTAGAAATTGCAGTGACAACCGTTGTAAACAGTGTCTTAATCCCAGCCCACAGACCGGAAAAGAAATCCCTGATCCCATTCCAGACAGCCACCGCCGTATTCCGGATCCCGTTCCATGCAGAAACCAGAAACTGGGAAACCGCTGTCCATACCTGAACAGCAACTTCCTTAATCTCATTCCACAGCCTGATCCAGAACTGCCGGAACTCCTCATTCGTATTCCAGAGATAAATAAACGCCGCCACTAAAGCTGCAATGGCAGCGATCACAATAGCAATAGGGTTCGCCATCATCGTGGCACTCAGTGCTGCAAAAGCACCCTTCACCGTACTGATTGCACCGGCAAGCTTCGGTGCCCATGTCATAATCGTTCCAATGGCCGAAAGGGTCTTTCCTATGATGATCAGCACAGGACCCAGAGCCGCAGCCAGAAGTGCAACGATCATGATCACACGTTTCACCCCATCCGGCATGGCATTCAGCACATCTACCATCCCTTGCAGTCCGGAAACAATACTCCGCACCGCAGGCATCAACAGATCCCCGAAAGAGATCGCCAGCTCCTGAAGCTGTGACTTCAGAATAGTCAGCTGTCCTTCCAGATTATCCTGCATGGTATCCGCCATGTTCTTTGCCGCATCCTTGCAGTTATTCACTGCCCCGGATACCTTTGCAATATCCTCCGGAGCCGCATTCATCAGTGCAAGGAACCCGGACATTGCATTCTTCCCAACCAGAGTCTCCGCGTTATTCGCCTTCTCTGCCTCAGTCATTCCGCCAAAAGCCACCCTGCAGTCAGCCAGGATCGCAGACAGGCTCCTCATGGAACCATCCGCATTTGTGGTAGCAATGGTCACATCCCCGATCGCCGCCCCCGACAGCTTCACATCCCCGGTCAGGTTGGTCATAATGGAACGCATGGAAGTACCAGCCTGGGAAGCCTTAATCCCCGCATTCCCCATCAGCCCGATAGCTTCTGCCGTATCCTCAACCGAAAATCCCAAAGCCCCTGCAACCGGTGCACAATACTTGAATGTCTCGCCCATCATGGACACATTAGTATTTGCATTACTGGAAGCAGCCGCCAGCACATCTGCAAAATGTCCTGAATCCTCCGCAGTCAGCCCAAAAGTCGTCAGCGCATCTGTCACAATGTCAGAAGTCGTTGCAAGGTCTTCCCCGGATGCCGCAGCCAGATACATAACGCCTTCTATACCAGACAGCATATCCTCCGTCTTCCATCCGGCCATCGCCATGTAATTCATGGCATCCGCTGCCTCAGTCGCAGAGAACTTCGTTTTAGCACCCATCTCCCTGGCCTTATCCCGGAGGCTGTCAAAATCAGATCCCGTTGCCCCGGACACAGCCGCCACCCTGCTCATTGCAGAATCAAAATCAGCGGCAGTTTTCACCGCCGCCGTTCCAAGCCCTGTCACCACTCCCGTCACTGGAAGCAGCTTCTGTCCCACACCGGAGACCTTATCCCCCACTGCCTGCAGCTTCTCCCCGGTTGCCCCGATCTTCTGCAAAGCAGTTGCAGACTGCTCTGCCTGCTGTTCCAGTCTCCGCAGTTCCTGCTCCGTCTCAACAATCTCCCTCTGCAGCCCGTCATACTGCTGCTGGGAAATTGTCCCGTTCCGCAGTGCCTCATCCGCCTGCCGCTGCGCAGTCTTCAAAGTCTCCAGCTTCTCCCTGGTCTCAGAAACCGCCTGTGCCAGCAGTCTGTGCTTCTGCGCGATCAGCTCCGTATTCCCCGGATCCAGCTTCAACAGCTTCTCCACATCCCTCAGCTGACTCTGCGTATTTCTGATCTCAGTATTAACCCCTTTCAGGGCAGTCTGCAATTTCGTGGTATCGCCGCCAATCTCGACAGTGATCCCCTTAATTCTGTTCCCTGCCATACGGCTCCCCCCTAAATCCCATAAAAAAAGGCACAAAAAAAGCACCTGCCATCCTGACAAATGCCTTTAACATTATTTCTCTTTCCACAAAACTAAAAGCTATAGTGTTGTAAAAACATTATCAAATTGAAATTATTTTCTCATAGTTTAATAAGATTTTCCCATGCAATTGGTAATTTATTTCTGGTTAAATCAGTAATTCTCAAAAATTCTTTACAATCAATCAAATCAAATGTTGTTATTATATCTTTAGATAATACTTTCCCTGCATAATCCTTTGCAGATTTTGAAAAATGATCCGCTGTGGAAACTATAATACAACCTTTAACATTATCTTCAACAATTGTTGCCCCTATTAGATCTCGTAATGTACTCACGCCTTCAGTAGCATTTGGTGATTCTCTTCGTTTAATAGAGAGCAAAAATTGTTGTCCGTTTTCGTCAATAAGTAAACCATCTCGCCCACCGTCTCTTGTTTGTCCAAATTTTTTAACAGTGCAAGACGGAAAGAAATCAGAAAATACTGACCTTACCAAATCTTCCATCTTATGTGCATTAATTTTGTAGATTACCTCGGGATTTTTGGAAATATACTCTCTCAACGCTTTTACAGGTACATTTATTGAATCTTCATCATAGCTTTTCAAAATTGCAGAAGAATATTTAACATCTGATGCACGAATTCCGTCAATAATTGCATCACTACAATTTGAATATTTATACTCCCACCAACCACAAGATTCACATTGAATGACATACTCCCATTCCTCAAAAGAACCAAATAACCATTCTGGAGTATCATATTTATGCTTTTGATATACTACATTTTCAATTTTTCTTCTACAAAATGGACATATAGAATCGTGCCTAAAGACTGATGCATTTCTATCAGCACTTACAAAATTAACAATTCCTTTTGTTCCTTCTTCAGTAATAAACTGACTATAATCAAGAATCAAAAAACAACACCTCTTTTCACAACTTCCGATTTAATGAAACCATTATACCCTTTCTGAATCATCCTGTCATCACATTTCATCAGATCAGAACCTGTCGAAATCCTCCTGTGTGGCAACCTGTCTCCATCCCTTATACTCATCATTCCTGCTTTCCACAAACATATCATTCACCATGCCAATGGTCAGCAGATCCAGATCCCGGATGGAAATCCCCAGCTGCACACACCGGAGAAGAAACAAGGGAGTTGTCATTTCACGGTCTATTGCATGAAGTTTTTTTTAGCCTCCACATCCGTCCTGATGTTCATTCCCCACAGCTCGATCAGCTTCGGCAGAACCTGATAAATACTGAATGTATTAAACTCATCCAGCCATTCCTCCGGATTATCCGGAATCGACGGATCCGCATGTTTGGCCATCACATACGCAATATTCTCAAACATCTCAAGGGAAAACAGATCCAGGGAAGACTTTTCCGGATCCCCGTTCCCGATACTCTTTTCCAGAACAGATAAATCCTTGTAGATATCCCTCTGGAACTTAATCCTGTAAATACGCGGAATAGCGGCAGAAGCCTTAAAAGCAACCGCCTTCCCGTCAATCTCAATCTTCTTCATCATGCTCATATCTGAATCCTCCTCAGCTCAGTGCTTTTCCATTTCCTGCAGCATTCACTACAGACTTTCCACTATCAGAAGCCTGCAAAGAAGCCGGATCCGCAGCCGGCAGATACACCGACTTATACCAGTCTGCATAAACAGTTGCATCCGTAGTATCTCCTGTCTTCGCCTTCACCTTTCCATCCGCCAATGGTGTAGCCTTGATAGTCAGTGTTTCCGTCTGCACTTCCTTCTTCTCCTCGTTGGTCTTGCCCTCGATCTTCGGACGGGAAGCCGAACAGTTATACATCACATGGCGGATATGCCGCACATCCCCGTCGAACTCAAAAAGCAAAGCAAACAGTGCCAGTTCCGCATCTGAGTTTTCAATCAGAACTCCCTTGGAATCCAGCTTCTCTCTCAGCACATCCGTTCGGAAGCTCTCCGGAATCAGTGCAAGCTCCAGATCCCCGTCATAGCCCATATTGTTATTGATTACATAGTACGCAATGCCGTCCGCATAAAAATTCTCCGGTTCCCCGTTGGCATCCAGGGACAGTGATACGGATCCCGGAAGCGGCACTGGTGCTGCATAGGACACCGCCCCGTCCTCTCCGATCGTCAGTAATGCGTAATGCGCATTTTTCAGATTATACTTCACCTTGTTATTCTTATCAGACATATTATCCCTCCATCATTTAACAAATCATTACAGTTCCATACTGTACAGCACCTCATACAGCTTTTCGCTCTGGATCCAGGCCTCCGACTTATTATAAAAAATCCCGGCATCATCCAGAACTGTTTCCACCAAAGCTTCTGCCCCGGGATCCTTCCGGTCCGTGTAAAGTTCTATCCTCACTTCACTGATCCGGAAATATACCCGCCCGTCTGCCGCAAAATTATCACTTCCAGGAAGCAGATAGCAGATAAACGGCGGATCCGTACTTTCCCCTTCCGCAAAATGGTCATAGGCAAAAGGAAAACCAGTCTTTTCCAGCATCCTTGCCAGTTCTTCCAGTGTCATGTGCTTTCACCTCCCGCCATCACCTCAGTGCCTTCTCCACTTCCCGTTCCAGAATCTGTGCAGCCCTTTCCTCAGCAGGCGCAATATGTGGAAATGCCCTTGTCCTGCCGCCTTTTCTCAGCGCATGGCCGAACTCCAGCAGATGGGCCAGCTGGTACCTGTTCCTGGAATACACCACGATCTCCATTGCATTGGCAGTTTCCTTCGTGGTCTTCGCCACCCAGCTCTTTGCATAGGCACCGGTCTTCACAGGGGCATTCTCCTGGATATCCTTCCTTGCCTGTGTCCCTGCCTTCTTCACTGCTTTTTTCATATCATCCGCAGCAAGCTGTGCATACTCTTCCAGCCCTTCCATGATCACATCTGCCATCTGGCTGACTGTACATCTGTCCTCTGCCATACTCTCACCTCCGGACCTTCCTGCATGTGAATTTCAGACACTTCTTCTTATAATTCAGATGATCTACACTCACAATGTCATACACCTGATCACGAAACAGGATCCTGTGGGTAACAGACCGGATGCCTGCAGTCTTTTTACAGTACCGCACCGTCACAGTCATTCCCACATCTTCCACCACAGTCCCTGCGGTTTCCGCTTCCCTGGAACTGGCAAGCCCTTCACCGCCTATTGTTGCAAAACAGCAGTAATCCTCTGTCCACTCATTCCTGTGATTCCCGATCCCGTCCTTCACAACAGAACATTTCTGAAAAACAACCTTCTCATTCATCAATGCAATATTCAAACCAACCACCTCAGAATCCCAGTTTCCTCACTCCAAAAAGCAGGCTCCGTAAATCCAGCACCAGCTGATGATGATCCGCCTCCTCCCTGTGTTCGTACAGATACGCCGCTGCATACTGCACAGCAATCTTCGTACCCTGCAGTTTTTCAAACTCATCCGCATCCGCAATCCTTGCCACATCCATACAGATCTGCTTCCCCTGCCTGATCAGGTCCCCGATCAGCGCATCATCATCCTCAAAATCCACACGCAGGTAATTCTTCATCTCATCCACTGTCACTGCCAACTGCATCACCTCAAAACAGAACCGGCAGGCCTGTACTTCTCCTGCCGGTCCCCTTATTCAAAAAATCAGTCTGCCTTCAGTTTCATAATCTGCACGGCTTCCGGAAGAACCAGTTTTCCGTCCACACGTTCTTTTGCAACAAAACCGATCATTCCGTTGCCTGCAAACAGTTCATTCAGCTGCTTGAAAGATCTGTTTCCGCGGTCACCAATGTTGTAATAGCTGTAATCCCCAAAAGCAATGCCGTCCTTCGGTGCATAGGCAGAAGTCTCCACCTTATATCCCAGGATCCTGTCCGGTTCCCCTGCCTGGTAAGCCGGCTGCCAGATATAAGCACCGTTATTGTCTTTCAGCTTTCTAAGGGAAGGCAGTGTTGCATCATTCATGATAAAGGATGCATTTTTACGGTACGGACGTTTCAGGCCATACACCAGATCCAGCATGTCATCTGATTTCAAAGCCGCAGCCAGTGTATTCAGCAGATGTCCTCCGCCTGTTCCGTCAAAAATACCGGTCGGTTTCCCTGTTCCGTTTCCGTTCAGGAAGGCATCCTCTTCCGCATTGGCAAGTGCCTTTCCAAACTGGACAAGGATGTAATTTTCCAGATTAAAGGCATTGTCATAAAGCAGTTCCTCAGTTACCTTGATCGCCACATGAAGCTTATGTGCATCCAGAATCTTCTGGTCAAAAGTCGCATCCCCGAAAGTCAGCGCCCCGCCTTCCTCGATCCAGCTTGCCGCTGGCTTGGTAGCTGCAATATTGATCTTATGCTCCCCGGAAGTCACGATTCTTGTGGCAAGACGGCGCATGATATTTTCTTCATTCAGAACATCAACCAGTCTTCTGTCATACTCTTCCGGAACCAGATAACCACCATCGGCATCCACGCCCTCCTGAAGGGTATTGGAAACCTGGCGGAAGTTGCTTCTCAGTGCATTCAGCATTGCCCTGCGGTATTCATCAGAAGCACGTCCTGTCTTTGGCTCACCCTGGCCGCCTGCATAAGGCTTCCCGGTCAGCGGCTGGTTTACCGGCTGGTTCAGGTTCTTTTCCATTTCCTCAGCCTTGCGGTGGCGGTCAATCGCCTTTGTCAGATCCTCAATCTCCGCTTCCATCCTCTCATAGGTTGCACTGTCCTCCGCAGACAGAACACCATTTTCATTCTCATGGGTATCCACAAAATTCTTTGCAGCTTCCCAAACCTTAGCTCTCTTCTCCATTAATTCCTGAATCGTCATAATCCGTATCCTCCTCAGATATATTTTTTGATAAAATTTAAGCGTTCACGCAGATCATCCGCAGAACGCCCTGTAACATTCGTATTCACTTTCTTCTTTTCACACTTCTGGCAGGCATTCTCCGCCGCCCCGAAACATCCATTACAGGGATCGTCCCCCTCAGCACCATTTCCATTCAAGCCGATCCCCGCCTGATCTTTCACGGATTTTCCAGTCTTTCCATAATGCCTCTCCAGCTTATTCATCAGCGCATTATTCACTGCCCGTCTGGAAAACATTACGGAATCAGATGTCCCGTTTTCTGTACGGCCAGCACCTGGATCTCCATTTTCGCCTTCACTGCCCTGTTCCTCTTTCTGGAACAGGATGTCATCCGCAAAGCCAAGCTCCACAGCCTTATTCGCATCCATCCACGTTTCCGCATCCATCAGATGTGACAGCTTCGCCCTGCTCTGTCCCGTTTTCCGTACATAAGCATTGATGATAGATTCTTTCACCGCATCCAGAAGTTCCATAGCCTTCTTCATCTCCGAATGGTCACCCCACGCAACCGTCGCCGGATTATGGATCATCATCATGCTTACCGGACTCATCCATACCTCAGTTCCGGCCATTGCAATGACAGACGCAGCAGATGCCGCAAGCCCGTCAATCTTCACCGTAACCTTTCCCGGATACTCCGACAGCATGTTAAAAATCTGCGCTGCGGCAACACAGTCCCCGCCCGGACTGTTGATCCACAGGGTAATATCCCCCGTTCCCGCATTCAGCTCATCCTTAAAAAGAGCCGGCGTGACATCATCGTCAAACCAGCTGTCCTCAGCGATAACTCCGTTCATGAACAGGATTCTTTCCTCAGCTTCCTGTCCGCTTTCCAGATTTATCACTTTCTTTTTCCAGTTCCAAAACTTCTTCACCAGTATCCTTCCCCTTTCCAGATCCGGCAAAGATACCGGCATCCTGTAATTTTGTCATATTTCCATTAATCAGATACAGATCACCGCCAAGCTCCTCCGGGATCCGGTCCATATTTTCCAGTTCCCGGATATCATTGGCACTCATCCATCCATTCTGTCTTGCCGTGGCATAACCGGTCATCCTTGACTGGTAATCACCCCTGAGCAGGCCATCCACATTGAACTTAAAGAAATACTTCTTCTTTTCCTCCGCAGACAGCAGAGCCCTGACCATTGCCTGTTCCCACCGGCTCACCCAGGGATCCAGTGTATACTTCACAAACTCCAAAGACTGCTGTTCAATATTGCTGAAACTGGACTTGTCCAGATCCCCGACCATATGCGGCGGTACCCTGAAAATCCTGGCAATCTCATCAATCTGAAACTTCCTGGTTTCCAGGAACTGGGCTTCATTCGGTGCAATGGAAATCGGCGTATACTTCATTCCCTCTTCCAGGACAGCAACCTTATTGGCATTGCTGCTTCCCCCGAAAGTGGACTGCCAGCTCTCACGCACCCTGCCCGGATCCTTCAAAGTCCCCGGATGCTCCAGCACTCCTGACGGAGCGGCACCGTTGGCATAAAACTTGCTTCCATACTCCTCCGCAGCAATGGCAAGCCCGATCGCATTCTTCGCCATGGCAATAGGTGAATATCCGACCAGCCCGTCAAATCCAAGCCCCGGAATATGCAGCACATCCGCCGGATGCAGACGCACAATCTTTCCATTTGCTTTCGGATCTGTCCCGGTTCTTCCGTCCACATCATCCCCGTCATAAACCAGATACTCATAATAAAGCCTGCCATGCTCATCCCTGTCCACCGTCATCCGGTCAGGCATCAGCGGATAAAGAGCCACAATTTCACCCTTTCCATTCCGGATGATCTGACTGTACGCATTCCCCCACAAAAGCAAATGCGTCATCAGAGTCTCCCGGAACACAAAAGAAGTCATCTCCGGATTCGGCTCATCATGCAGCAGAAAATAAAGCGGATGATCCACCGCCTTCTCCTTACCTCCGTTATCGTTATACCTGTAAAACTGCAATGGCAGACCCGCCACCGCCTCAGAAAGAATCCTCACACAGGAATACACAGCAGTCATCTGCATGGCACTCCTTGCGTTCACTCTCTTCCCGGAAGCCGTACTCCCCATAAAGAATCCACACCCGCTTCCAGCTGTACTGTTAGAAGGAGCACCCCTTCCCCGAAATAAATTACTGAAAAATCCCATACATCCTCCTTAAAATACCAACAATCCTCTCTCATCGTAAACGCTGCCACTCTGCCCTTCCTGACGTATACATCTATCAAGCGCCATAATTGCGGCAACAATGCCATCTATCTTCTCCTTAGATTTAGCTTTGGTTACTTTAATATTGCCAGCAGGATCTGTGTCAATAACAACGTTACCTGCCATCCATCTAAGCACTGGATTCCCACCGTGAATAATTCTTCCCTCCATCAGTAAGCGATAGAATTCTTTCGTCGGAGCTGACATTGAAGAAAATCCCTGACCAAAAGGAACAATGGTAAAACCTTCGCCCTCCAAATTTTGAATCATCTGAGTCGCATTCCATCTATCCACCGCAATCTCTAAAATGTGATACTTCTCGGATAAATCCATGATGAACTTCTCGATGAAATCATAATGAATCACATTTCCTTCGGTAGACATGATGTAACCCTGTTTCTCCCAGATATCATATGGTACGGAATTGGCTTTCACTCTTCTCGGAATGGTTTCCTCCGGAATCCAAAAATATGGCAAAAGTACATACTTTTCCTCTTCATCCCTTGGTGGAAATATCAGTACCAGTGCCGTAATATCTCCAGTACTGGATAAGTCCAGGCCCGCATAGCAATCTCTACCAGCAAGTGCGTCCATATCAATCGGCTCATTGCCTCTCATATAAATCGCATCAGGAATCCATGCAACGGTCGAACTGACCCACATATTGCATCGAAGCCATTTGAATGTGATTTCATCAGCCGGATTCTGCTTTGCTTCCCTGTATGCATCCCTCAACCTTTCAATATCAACGGTATATCCAAGAGAAGGATTAACCTTGTACCAGTTTGCCTCATCTTCCCAATCCTCATCGTCCTTAAGTCCATAGACTACAGGATAAAAAGTCGGGTCCACACGTCTGCCTTCCAGAATATCCACTGCCTTCGTATGAAGTTCATATGCAATAGAATGTCTGTCATTGCCTGCAGTCGTGATAATAAAGTGAAGCGGATTCTGTCTTGCATCCGACGAACCCTTGGTAAGTACATCGTATAACTGCCGATTTGGCTGAGTATGGATTTCGTCAAATACTAATCCACTCACCGAAAATCCATGTTTACCGCCAACCTCAGCTGACAGCACCTGATAATATCCGGCATTACTGTAATTCACAATACGCTTAGTGGCTCCCATCAGCTTGCTTCTTTTCATCAGAGCCGGTGACATCTCTACCATCTGTTTTGCCACATCAAATACGATGGATGCCTGCTGTCTGTCAGCCGCTGCACCATACACTTCTGCGGAAGGCTCATTGTCCGCATACAATAAATAAAGAGCGACTGCTGCTGCTAATTCGCTCTTACCTACTTTCTTACATATCTCCACAAATGCAGTGCGGAACTGCCTGTTCCCATCAGGTTTTACAATCCCGAATATATCTCTTATCAATTGCTCCTGCCACGGTAATAGCCAGAATGGTGTTCCTGCCCATTTACCTTTGGTGTGACAAAGATTCTCAATAAAGGTCACTGCCCTGTCTGCTTTCTTCTTATCATAATGTGAAGTCGGAAGCATGAACTGGGAAGGTTTATAATTCTTAAGCTTCGGATATCCCTTTGGTCTTGGTTCCTTTGCCATTAAGAATCACCCCCAAGCAATGCCTCCATCTCATCTTCCGGCTCCTTCCCCTTTGCACTACCAGCCACAATACGTGATCTGGATGAAGGCGTAAGCCCAAACTCGGATGCCGCCTGCAGCATCAGCTTCTGATTGGTATTTGCAATACCAACCCAAGGTGTCTGCTGCTGATATCCTTTATCCGTTTCAAAGGTCGACCCCTCAGAATCTATATGCTCCTGCGCTTCCTTCCATCTGGCATAAGACTGGCAGTATGCAGCAAATGCCGCCATATCCACCTCGGTCAGAACTCCCATCTGGTTCATCAGATCCGCAAGTCGTTCCCACTCTTTCTTCGCCTCTGGAAGCAGCCACTCCGGACAGTCAGGCATTCCCTTTGCCGGAACTGGCTCTTTCGTATTCAGTTTTCTTTTACCTGGATTACCCTCCAGTTTCTTAACCGCTGTAGGCTTTGGCTTTCTTCCTGCCACTGGAATCCCCTCCTTCCTTAATTTTCTGCACACCCAAGAAATCAATTTCTTGGGTTATCGCGGTGCTCGTCAAATGCTCATGCAAGCATGGCATTTTCCTTACTACTCGTGAAAATAAAAGGACCATGTATTTCTACACGATCCTCATGATGAATATCTATATGTATTTTAAATTTCCAGTTATTAACTCATCTATTTTCCCATCAAATATCTCTTCAAATACTTGCTCACATGGTATCCTGCACATTCGCCTCTCTTTTGAAGTATCTTGAACCCTGAATGCTGTTTGATCTTTTCCTAAACAAGTATTCATATAAGAATCGATGTATGGCATAGCATCCTCTTTCGTAAAGCTAATTTCTTTTTTCAGCCTTACAAACGATGACAATACACTAATACATCTAGCTCCGCCTATACTGATTACACCATTTCTGGCATTTTTATCATCAGAACAAAAGACATAGATTTGTTCACCGAACTTCAAATTCAGCACTTGCAATAAGACATATGACTTCAGTTCTCCGAGATTTTGTCCCTCGCCGATAGTGTCACAATCATCTTGCAGTTGCTTCAAAAAATCTTCTCTACTTATACTGCGGCAGTCCATTTGAGACACAAGAACAAACTTCTCTTCAAAATATCCATCTTTATATGCATCGCACGCAGTTTTAAGCATTCCTGCATATGCGCTGATAGCCCATTCACCATAGACTCCTGATAATTCATCCAGTATCATTTCATCGTCATACATACATATTGATTTTGATTCAATTTTCGACTGAAACCATTCTGGTGCCCCAGCTATATTGTGACGCATGATTTCTACTTGAATCTGTTTATGACAATAAAAGCAATAGCCTGGCATTGCCATAATTTTGTCTATTAATTTATTATGATCATCCTTGCGTATCAAATGCATCTTGGATATAAAGTCAGTATCCAGCAAGGCATATTTTTCATTTGCCATATACTCACCTTATTTTCGATTCCGAAATTCCTTTCCGATTTTTTCCAAGTATGCCCTATCAGATTCCTCTCTACTATCCACAAGTAATTCGTGTTCAGAGTTAAAAGCCAGATTATCCAACAAACTTCCATAGCGGAGTAAACTTCCACTATTCTGCTGCCACTGTTCTGCTTTTCCAGTCAATTCAATTCTGATTGCAATGCTTTCACTTTTTTCTTGATAAAGATTTCTGGCCTTCTCTTCTGTAATCACACCGCTCTCTACTAAGCGCAATACAACTGCTTTGTAAGGAAGCGCAAACAAATCCATAAGAATCAGCACATCATCAATCCCCATATTCTCTTTTGAGATTCCAAACATCTTAAACTGTTCTATCACACTGGCATCCGGCATCAAAAGCAACCCTGCAAAAGCATTTGCTTCAAGATCTTCCTGCGTAGCTGCTACTTCATCAACCGTTTTTGAATCCAATAAAGAACCTGATGTAATAGTGCTGGTATTAATATCCTCTGCATAGCAATGAATATGATATAACTCATGTGCCGTTGCAAAAATCTGCTTACACATTGGCAGTTCTGTATTCACACACAAGAAAATCGTACCCTTCTTCACAAAGGTAAACGCCCATAATTCATCATCCCTAAATGGATAACGAAGCACTTCAAGAGCCAGTTCCCTCTTACGTGCATAATTTGAAACTATGCCAAAAATAGATTCTCTAATAATGGTATTTCCACAGTAATTTACAGCAAAAGCCTTTGATAAATCATTTATTTTTTCAAATTGCTTCTCTTGCTTATAAAACAAGTTTTCAAAAAAAGTATCTCCCATTATGCCTCCCAAGGTTTCATCATAGCCATACCATTATCTCTAACTCGACTATGGAAAAGAATCATGTTTGAAAGCTTATCAGCAATATTAAGTGCTTCTTTAGCTTCCTCTGATTCAACTTTTCCCATGAACGCATGAACAATATCTGTATCAACAGAATCTCCCTGAAGCTTGGTAAGTTCTTCCATCTTAACACCCAAGAACTCTGCGATACGCTTCAGTTCTATCGCATTAATCATTCTTGAACCATTAAGCATCTTACTTATTGTCTGTTTATTTGTCTGCAATGCCCCTGCCAAATCTATTTGTTTTCTATTCTGTTTTTTAAGAATTGCTACAATATTTGCAGCTATCATGGAATTCACATCAAACATATTAACTTCCTCCAATCAACAAAAGTCATTCTACCTCATGCTTATTATATGTCACACACAAATTAAAGTCAATATTATAGTTACCATTTTATATCATTTTATTCATTTAGTTTCCATTTCAGTTACTGCTATTCTACGATACCCCCTCTTCCATTTCGCGATTTTGCACAGAAAAGGGGGCGCCGGTCTTGTAGCCTAAGGCCTGCGAAGATTCAAATACCCCCTACCCTTGCTCCATCAGAACCGATATTCCTTAAATCTATCCTCGGTCATCGTCTTTACATTATGATGATGCTCACATAAAGGCTGCCAATTCGACCTATCCCAGAAGAGTTTCTGGTCTCCACGATGCGGAACGATATGATCCACGACGGTAGCCATAGTTATATGACCTTCCTCATAACACTTCACACAGAATGGATTGCTCTCTAAGAACTTCCTTCTCTCACGCTGCCACTTAGCACCATAACCACGCTCTGCCGCATGAGCTCTGTCCTTTGTATGTAAAGGCTTATGTTCCTCACAATACATCTGACCGTGCGGAATGAGTGCCGCACAGCCAGGATGTTTACATGGTATGTTACTCCTATAAGGCATGTGCTCACTTCCTTCCATAACTCGAAAACAAGTTTTCTCGTTGTCGCGGTGCTCCTCAAATGTTCGTGCAAGCACGGCATTTTCATCGCTACTCGCGCAAAAAGCCCCGGAAGTTTTTGGCTTCCAAGGCTCTGCTTTCGTCGTACACTTTCTACAATATCATAGTAACATATATGCTTATGCCATGTTGGGACAAAGTGTGCCAACCTTATTCCGGTACAACAAAATTATTTAGTGACGATGCATGAATACGATGCACAGTTCTGTATGACACATTAAGCTCGTAGGAAATATCTTCCCAACTCTCGTTTTTCAGATAACGATATTTCAAAAGAAGTCTTTCCTCTGGGTTCTCCATACTTTCAATCGCCGCATTGATTTCTGAACGTAGGTCTACCAATCTGTTTATCTGTGCATCAATCTTCTGCTCATAATCCCATATCTTTTCAATGGTCTTTATAAACGGCGCTTCCAGATTTCTATTCGGATTGGTACCAATCTTTTCTCCATAAGAACATCCCTGAATTGTACCTCTCATCTCACGAAGCTGTTCCAGTTCCTTAACCTCAACCTGTATCTGCTTATCCAACAGATATGCCTGCTTCAAATACTCTTTAGCTGTCATAAGCCACCTCCGAAAAAAATAATTTCCCTCGGATTTACTCTGATTGTCTTATTTCGTCCTGAAGCTTACGGATTAGAAACTCTCCATCTACCGAAGTCAGCTGTTGATACCACGAACTTCTGAAAAACTTCTCAATCTGTAAGGCCTCATCTATTGCCGACTTGCTTTTGGGATTACGCTTTACCTTTTTGAGTGCGGCTCTGTAATCAGCAACCGCACTAAGGATAATCGCATTCGCAAGTCTTTCATATGGGTCTTCAAATTGGTTCTTACCTGCCATGTGTTACCCTCGCTTTTACTGCAGCAATCAATCTATTCTGTGTCATATCCTTATTAGCTAACGCCTTCATGACATCTTCATCTATCGTACCTGCAGTAATAATATGCTGAACCACAACCGTCTCCGCTGTCTGTCCCTGCCTCCATAATCTAGCTACAGTCTGCTGATATAATTCCAGGCTCCATGTAAGACCAAACCATATCAGCATATTTCCACCAGACTGTAGATTCAAACCATGCCCGGCAGAAGCTGGATGTATTAATGCCACAGGCAGTTCCCCACGATTCCATTTTCTGATGCTTTCCTCAGAATCCAATTTTTCAAAAGGAATCTTTTTCTCAGTAAGTCTTCGCATAATCCTTGATAAATCATGTTTGAACCAGTAAGCCACCATAACAGGTCTGCCATTTGCTGCTTCAATCATATCCTCAAGGGCATCCAACTTCTGATCATGAATAACGATTTCGTCTCCCTCATCTGAATACACAGCACCATTTGCCATCTGAAGGAGCTTCCCTGAAAGAGTTGCTGCATTTGCCGCTGTAATCTCTCCCTTCTTCAAAGGAATAAATAAATCCTCTTCCATGTCCGTATATATCTTTGCCTCATCGGCATCCATATAAACCGGATAACTGTTACTGATTAGCTCCGGCATCCGAAGATGATCCAAGGCTTTCATGGAAATCGTGATATCGGAAATCTTCTCATAAATCTGTTCCTCAGCTCCATTTCTTAGCTTATAAGAATAAACAATCGGACCATTCATCCTGTCTGGCACAAAATAATTCACACGATACTGGCTGATAAATCTTCCAAGTCTTTCTCCCATATCCAGACATTTGAATTCTGCAAACAGATCCATCAGTCCATTGCTGGAAGGCGTTCCGGTAAGTCCAATTACTCTCTGTACCTTCGGGCGAACCTTCATAAAAGCCTTAAAGCGTTTACTGTTCCAATTTTTAAAGCTGGATAGCTCATCCAGAACTACCATATCCCAGAAAAACTTCACGCCACTCTGTTCAATCAACCACTGCAGATTTTCACGGTTGATAATGTAAATATCTGCATCCGCTTCCAGAGCTCTTTTCCTCTCAGCTGCAGAACCAAGAACAATAGAATATCTCAGATGTTTCAGGTGATCCCACTTATGGATTTCATCACTCCAGGTATTTCTCGCAACTCTAAGTGGTGCTACCACCAAGACCTTACTTACCTCAAAGCTGTCATAAATAAGCTGCTCGATGGCTGTCAACGTAATACTGGTCTTACCAAGTCCCATCCCAAGTATCACGGCTGCTATCGGGTGTTCTAATATATAATTGATTGCAAACTGCTGATAATCATGTGGTTTGTATTCCATCAAGAATCCCCCCAATCTGTCCTGCATCATCCAGGACGAATACTTTATATCCAAGAGACCTTAGCTGGTCATGCCTGTGCTCCTGTAAAACTCTTGGTTTCTTTCCTGACGCCTTCACTTCCACCAACCCAAATTTCCCATCAGGTAATAAAACAAGTCGGTCCGGCCAGCCCGATGAACCAGAATTCCACTTCTCACACAAGCCACCACGCTTTTTAACCTCTCTCACTAATTTCTGTTCAATATATTTTTCACGCATCGCACGTCTCCATCATTCTTAACAGGTGTGCAGGTCGAGTACCTCGTTCCGTAAAACTCCTTTAAGCAGATATTTATTCAAATTCTTCCTAAAGGGACTTTTATGTACTGAGGTTAACGACCTACACAAAAGGGCTTTTTCTTACTCCAAAAAATCCTGTCCTTCCTTAAGCTTCAATCCCACGACCTGCACTCCGGTATTCTTGCGAATACGGTTATAGCCAGCCTTGTCCATCGAAGAATAGAAATCCGTGGTACTACGGATATATTCGCCGTTCTGCATGCAATGCGCTCTGTAAGCCTGATACAATTCACCCGATTTTTCCTTATAAGATGGATCAATCTCACAGCATTCCTCCAGAAACTGCCCCAGCCAGTCATTTTCCTCGCGGTATGCCTGGACAGCAGCCTCTACGACATCCGGAAGTGTTGTATGGAAATTCTTATCAATCGCTCTCTTCGCCCCTTCAATAATCCAGCTCATAATTGCAGGACCTGCATGCTCAAACAGATAATCCGCATAATTCTTGATGTCACTTTTACCTGTAATCTTTGCATTGAAGGGAATGACCACCAGCCTTCTCCAGATACCGTCATCATTGGCTCCCACCTTTGGAAGATGGTTGGTATAGAGAACCAATGTATGTGACGGTACAAATGAAAACGGATCCTTATACTTCTTCTCTGCCTGTATCTCATCTGTAGAGCAAAGCTGTTTCACCACAGCGGTATTCAGTCTCATACCTTCCTCCATTTCCGAAGAAATGATGAGACGTTTCCCCTTAAGCTCTGCCATCTCCGGTTTCACATTTCTCTTGCAATTCATGGTCAGTGCCTCAGCTGAAAGCTTTCCTGCATAATTGCCAAGTACTCTGAAAATAGTATTCCAAAAGGTACTCTTACCATTAGCACCGCCGCCATAAGCAATAATCATATTCTCCTGGTACACCTTGCCGATTGCAGCCATGCCAACAGTCTCCTGCACATAATCAATCAGCTTCTGATCCTTACAAAAGAAAAGCTTCAAAGCATCCAACCATATCTGTTTCCCTTCTTCTCCGGGTGAACAGGCCGTAATCTTAGTAATCAAATCCTCCGGATTATGAGGCAGTTCCCCTGCAAGCCCTTTTCGAAGGTCATAGGTTGCATAAGGTGTGTTAATCAGATTCTCGTTTTTATCCAAATCAGACACGGAAATAGCAATCATCGGCTTCGCCGTATTCGCCGCAGACACAATATATTTGTAATCACGTCTCTTCTGCACAAATTTCAAATAAGTCTGGGCTCCCATCAGCATATAAACCAAAGGAATAAGCTTTCCATCAACCTCTTTCAGAAGCTCCTTCGGACCAGCCTGGATAGATTCCTTCGGTACACCTGCATCCTCCAAAGCCTTCTCCACTCTTGCCACTTCATCCATAGCATCCTGAAGCTGCAGATCCAAGAATTCCTCAACAGCACCAATCGCCATCTGCTTATCCTCTCGCCAACATTCCCCATCGAATCTTAAAAAGTCTGTAGCACTCGTATATTTCAATTCATTCCCATACTCTCGAACCAATACCTTTGCCTGCCCGATATCCGAGTAATCTTCAGGTTTTAATGAAGCACTTTCAAAATCTGTATTATATTCATCAGGCGGTACGTACCCCTCCTGATTCACGATACTTTTCTTGAAGAACTTCACTGCGCTGTTCCAGATAGTCTTAAGCTCCGACTCCGGTAGCGGCGGATCACATTTCTTTGCATGTTCTAAGAATGCCTCGTGTGCTTTTTCCGTAATTCCATAGCGTTTCAGCACGCGCCCGGCAAAACGGCTCATAGTATTATTTCTGCTACCTTCCAGAATCTGCCCACCAGATGCGCTCTCCGAATCCTCGGAATCAAAATCTTCTTCCTCAGCTAACTGACTGACATCAATTTCTTCATCAATAGTCATCCAGCCATCATGTACCAATACTTCTTCACAATCAGCACCGAAGATAAATCTTGCTGCATCCAATGCATTTCCATCAAAGAAGGGATATTCCTTTTGTAACGCCTTCTTCAGATTTCCGTACACTTCTGCATCTGCAATCTCTGAAATAGGAAAATAGATGTGATATCTCGGTCTGGCTGACTTGCCCTCCTTTGGAAGCAGATGATGTCTACTGGAAGCAAGCATATATTCCATATCAGGGAATATTCCCTCCAGCTTCTCAGCTGTAATCCACTCTGCCGGTTCCTCTGAATGGTCATTATCAATATCCATGACAATCACATCTGAACGAATGAAATTACCAATACCTCGATAGTTTCCTTTGTACTCTGCGCAAACATGATCTGCCTTCACCGCCTCCCGAAGCTGCTCCGGCGTGACTACTGTCACCTTATTGGGATAGCTACAGTTTGCGGCTTGACCAATGCAGTTTGCTGCAAAAATCGTTACCTGCATATCTCAAACCTCGTTTCTAAAAAAGTAAGGAACAAAATCCTCCTAACTTCCTAAGCGGGTTTGACCTACACTTTTCCGGTCGAATTAAAAAAATATTTACAAAGCAACAGCCAGAGCAGCATCGCTTCCTTATATAAGCGAAAAATGCCCTGGCTCTTTTCAAAACTTTTTCAAAAAAATATGCTCCCGACCGGAAAAACAATTTCCAGATGCGCTTAGGAAGATAGAAAGGCACGAAAGTCATTCGGAAAGTGAGGTGCTGCAGATGCAGACAGAAACGATTGATAAAAGCCAGCAGGCTACACCATCCATCGATGAAGAGCTTATTGACACTCTCATCGCAATCAGTGTTGTAGCCAAACGACTGGCAGCCAATCTAAGACAACAGAATACAGAAAACGGAGGAAAACAAGATGAGCAAAATGAGTGAATTATCTCAGGTGCTTGATGAAATGATTGCCTGCGGCGAAGGAATGATCAAAGCTGCTAACGCAATCAAAGACATCTTCTCTTCTACCGAAGAAGCACCCGAAAAAAAAGAACCCAAGTCAACCAAGAAAGCTACAAAGTCTTCTGAACCGGCTAAAGCAGAGGGAACACCGGAACCTACCTATACCAAGGAAGATGTTCGTGCAGTACTCGCTTCCAAATCAGCCGCCGGATATAAGAAGGAAGTCAAGGAGCTTCTTGAGAAATATGGTGCACAGCAGTTAAAGCAGGTAAATCCTGATGACTATGCAGCCATTCTTAAGGAAGCAGAGGTGATTGGAAATGCCTAAACATGCATACCTTTCCGCTTCTGCCAGCCACAGATGGTTAGCCTGCCCACCAAGCGCAAAGCTCTGTGCCAATATTACGGATCAAACATCCGAATATGCACAGCAGGGAACCGATTGTCATGAGCTGTGCGCCTATCTTGTGGAAAAAGCTCTTGGCAGAGCTGTCACTGATCCGACAGAAAACCTGACATTCTACGATGCTGAAATGCAAAACTGCGCAGAGGAATACAGGAATTATGTTTTGGAACAAATCGAAGCAGCCAAGGAATTCTGTAAGGATCCACAGGTCATGATTGAGCAGAGACTGGACTTCTCCCGCTGGGTTGAAAACGGCTTTGGAACCGGTGACTGTGTCATCGTTGCAGATGAGGTTCTACAGATTATCGATTACAAACACGGTCTTGGTGTCCTGGTAAGTGCCGGTGATGATGAGCATGGCGGAAACAGTCAGATGATGTGCTACGCCTTAGGTGCATTGGAAGCTTTCGGCGATATCTATGACATTAACCAGATTAAAATGACCATCTTCCAGCCAAGACGTGACAACATCAGCACTTACACCATTTCCAGAGAGGATCTTCTGAAATGGGCCGATGAAGTCCTGGCACCTACCGCATTGCTTGCTTATGTAGGCGAAGGAGAATTCAAGGCTGGCGATCACTGTCAGTTCTGTAAGGTAAAAGCCACCTGCAGAAAGCGCGCCGAATACAATCTTGAGCTTGCAAAATATGACTTTGAAATGCCAGCTACCCTGGATGACATAGAAATCGCCGCTATCTTAGCAAAGATAGATGAAATGATTTCCTGGGGAAATGACATCAAAGAATATGCCTTACAGCAGGCTCAGTCCGGTGTTCACTTCGATGGTTGGAAAATCGTAGAAGGAAGATCCAATAGAAAATTTACTGATGAAGCCGCTGTGGCATCCAAAGTAAAAGACGCGGGCTACGACCCGTATGAGAAAAAGCTTCTTGGCATCACTGCCATAAGCACAATGCTCGGAAAGAAGAAATTCGAAGAGCTATTAGGTGAGCTTGTGTATAAGCCACCAGGTAAACCAACATTGGTACCGGAATCTGATAAAAGACCGGCAATGAATACAGCACAAGATGATTTTAATGAGTAAAAGGAGGACCAATATTATGGCAAAGATTCAGAACCCTACAAAGGTAATTACAGGAATAAACACACGTTGGAGCTATGCGAATGTATGGGATGCTAAGAGCATCAACGGAGGCGCACCGAAGTACAGTGTCTCTCTCATCATTCCCAAGTCAGACACCGTAACCGTTAACAAAATCAAGGCAGCTATCGAAGCCGCTTATGAGGAAGGCCAGAGCAAGCTTAAGGGAAATGGTAAGACCGTTCCTGCACTCTCCATCCTCAAAACACCTCTTCGTGACGGTGATTTAGAGAGACCTGACGATCCGGCTTATGCAAATGCATATTTCATCAATGCTAACAGCGCTTCTGCGCCTGGCATCGTCGATGCAGACCGTCAGCCTATCCTTGAGAGATCCGAAGTATATTCCGGTGT